AGATATCTAATGACCTCTGTCACAGCTTTATCAATACCCCTTTTAATTTCAATCGGAGCAATGCCAGCAGCTAAATATTCTTGAGCCTTCGTAAATATAGCCCTCGAAAGAATAGTGGAAGTAGTGGTTCCATCACCTGCATCTTCGCAAGTTTGAATTGCTGCTTGTCGAATGATTTCAATTGCAGCCCTCTCCGCAGGATCGTCCGACTCAACATGTCTCGCAACTGTAACTCCGTCCTTTGTAATTGTAGGGATAGAACTGTCTTCGGACATAATTATCACATTTCTACCACGGGGTCCTAAAGTCGAACCAACATTGTCGGCAAGAATATTAATGCCAGATAAAAACTTATCATGCAAGGACCGACCCGATTCATATATTTTACTCACGTTTACCTCTTCTAGTTGATGTCTTTTTTGTCTTTACTAAAGGAAAAAAAGCTACCGGCGATTGCCTTTGTAGCATAATCATACTGAGAGCCAGCACCATATAGGCTGACTGTCAGTTTATGATATGGATCTGCTTCTATATATCTTAACACTTCAGATGCCACCTCGTCGAAGGTTGCGACACCATAAGCACTGGCGATCATTCTTCTCAAGGTTGAGAGGAGCTTTTCAGTCTCTAAGATATCTTGCTCTAAATAGTATAATTCTTTGTCTGTTAGGGGCAGCTTAGACGACGAATCCATGGTAGTTCTTTTGCTTTCAGATAACATAAGAACATTATAATATGTCTTCATTAAATCTTTAATACTAAATTTGATCGTCATGCATCACTTTTAAATTTCAAGCGCGTCTACGCTCACCTCTGGAACAAGACCCGTCACATCCGCAAGCCCACCGATCGGGTCTTTGCTTAGTATGTTTTTAATTCCCGATGACAGCTTTGAAATAAACTGTGCGAAGGCTTTTTTCATCTGTGCATAGAATTGCTTTGCTGCTGCAATTGCTCGCTGTAATGCCTCCTTAGCGCCAGCAATAATTTCACGACCAAAGTCTTTGACCTTGCCCAGCAACTCCTGACCTTTCTCTGCGCCTTTGCTAATTTTATCTTTTGTCCACTTTGTGACATCTGACCAAGATAAGGCTTCCATAAGCATTTCCTCTGTGATCAGATCGGAATCAAGGAGGTTTAGGTTTTCTTCTAGGAAGAGCAAATCACCTGCCCCCATCATACGCATAAAGTCCTCAAGCAAGATACTGTCATTGATGGCTTGCCACCCTTCTTCCATTCCGCGTGGTCGTAAAGATTGCTGCTTGTATTTTTCTGCGCGTCCCGAAAACCCGCGTCCCGTGCCGCGATCTCTAAGTTCGATCCTGACATTATCTACGTTTTCTCTAAACCAAGCAAGAGGATCTTCTTGGGTGCCCTCTAGGGATACAAATTTTGCGTGCCCATCCCTATTCCAAGTAACGATAGCATTTGGAACGGCTGGAGATTTAGCGCCTTCCTTAAACTTGCCGATGCCTGTAACAGCCTCGCGTAGCATTTCAATGCGTAACTGTTGGTTCTGAAATATTTTCCTCATGCCTTCCGAACTAGCATTTTGAAAATCTTCTAGCCCCTGCCTTATAGACTCTGCCATCTTGACCTGAGCAACCACAACGAGCTTCTCTTTTGCAGACTTTAGAAGAGCTTTCTTTTCCGAGCCTTTGAGGCTCTCCCATGCCTTTCCAGCTTGCGCTGCGTCAAATCGAGCTTGACCCTCAGTCATTCCATCCGGCACCGGCAGAGGCGTCGCAAATATCTCTTTTAAAACATCGTTCTTTAATTTTTTAGTCTCTCCGCTGCCCTCTAGCAAGCTGCCAAAAGAGTCTTTTGTTTCTTGCACTAGGGGTTGCATATCTGCATCACTTAATCTAATCGCGTCATCGAAACCTAGAGCATAACTCATCGCCTTTCCAAGAACAGACTTCTGGGCTTGAGAGAACTCGCTCTCGAAGGACCGCTCTTCGCTTCCTGATTTCCAAGATGGGCTTTTTAATTTTCCAGATTTTTCTGCGTCGTCAATCTCACTCCTATATTGTTCCACATCGGTGTCGGAAGTGTAGTCTCTCGGCTCCTCTTCTTGCACCAAAGATGCCCTGCTTACTGTCGGATATGGAAGTGCATCCTCTTCAAGTTCCACTTGACTGTATTCCTCTCCCTTTCCGGTCACGCCAGCCTTGCCAGCGGCTGCGACACCTTCGCCTCCAGTCTGCAAAAGGTTTTTTCTTGCTTTGTAGACTGTAGTCCGTGACATGACGGCTTGAAGCATTCCGCCTATCTGTTCAGGGCTCATCTTTGCCTCCGACATGGCGCTCTTTAAAACCGAGTCGTCCACTCTTCCGAGGGCTGTCTTTACGATGGCTGCTAATTCATTTCCCTGAGCAGAAGCAAACTGCCCTCCTGAATCATAACTGCCATCCTTCGATTTAACTGCTTCCTTAACGCTACAATTCCAAACCTTCTTCACGCCATCTTTCTCTGTGGTGATAGAAATGTCTGTCTTCGGCTCACCGGATGTAACACCAGTGCTAGAGTATCCCTTTGTAATTTCAAACTGCTGTCCGCTGACTTCCCCGGCATCAATCAAGGAGCCGAACTCCTCGACTGAAGCTCTGAGTGTTTCGGCGACTTTCTTGCCAGCCTCTATGTCATCTTTTACGATATAGTTACCGGAACACGGCTTCCCATCGACTTTCTTGCTCGGATCAAATTTTCCATTGGCATCTACACAGTCGCCAAAGATCGTCCCCGTATCTTTACTTGGATCAAAAAACTCTAGAGCCCTCGCTGGATCTACAAAGTATTTCACACCCCAAATAATATTATTTTCAAAACAAGTTGCAACGTTGCCACACATGGGATCAGCGGCGTCGTTACCACCTGAGCCCTGAATCCATTCAAAGCTCTGTCCACCTATGTTTACGTTTTTACGGTCAATGACCTCCACGTCCTTGAATCCCGCCTTAGTCAAAAGCTGGGCAATATTTTTACGGGCTATGTCTCCGCCAAGGTTGGTGATCTGAACTCTGGGGCGCTCACCACCTATGGCTTTTTTTATCGCTGCGTTTTTATAATCTGGTTGCTTCTTCAGAAATGCGAGCACCTTATCAACTAGCTTCTTGTTTGCTTCTTCATTAAGAGATTCTTTTACTTCGTCCGAGCACATCTCTTTAGCTTGCTTCTTGGTGAGCTTCTTCTCTCCCTTGAAGTCATCACCCATTTGAGCACACGCCCAGCGGCGCTGCTTCTCTGACTCTACCTCGGCGATAGTTTCTTCAACCATCTCCCTCAAAAGTCTGGAAAAATTGTCGGCGTCTGTTTTTGACGACTCTTCATTTTCAACTTTTTCTAAAAGATTAATAATTTGATTGTCAGACGAGAACCTCAAAATCACTCTCCCTTGCGCTGTTTAAGCTCTTCCAGAATCTTATCAAGCTCTAAGCCTGCTGTGTCCCACTTGTTTTTTGAAACATTAAAGTGACTAACAACTCCTTTAAATTTCTTCCGCTTGACTGAATTAACGACGCCCGTATCCATCTCTCCGTCCTCTGTCATCGGACATTCAAGAGGAATATCATAGTGACTATGAAGAGCATCAATAAGGGCTTTATATGCTGCGATCTGCTCAGGGTAGAAGCCTAAAAACGGTTTACGAATTTTTCTTCCATGGACCTTAAATTCGTCAATAATCGGTCGAGGCTTTCCGCAAGTCCTACGATACCAAGACTGATATTTTGTGTAAACGGCATTGCTAAAATCTACACCGATGGCAACTTTATTGACTGGTGGTGCGTGCCATGCAACATTATTACAGTCTGCCAGTTGTACAATTGTTCCGTCATTATCAATGACAAAGTGAGAGGAAATTCCTCTTTTCTCCAGCACCCTGCGACAAGACTTTGCACTCAAGCAAGCGTCCCAGTGGGTAACAATCATAATTGGCTTACGGATTTTTTTCCAAAATGGCGGCTTTCCGTAGCAACTCTCTGGAAGAAAATCATACTTTATCTTATCCCAAGCAATAGGAACAGACTCGCCATTACAAATTATACCACCACCAACAAACACTGTGTCAGTCTGCTCTTCCTGTCTGGTGTTTAATCTGCGGAAAGTCATTGGTCCTACAAGCCCGTCCTCTTTTAAGTCATATTCTCTCTGAAACTTTTTGATTTCTTCAATCAGTTTATCGTCATATTTTCTGCAACCAAACCAAGATGGATCCCAACCGTGCTTCTTGGCTGATCTTTTGTTATATGCAATTTTATATATACTAGCCATATTGTGCCTCTCTAATTAGATTTCTTTTTCCTTCCTCGACCATCTTTTTCTACTACAATTTCAAAAGGGAAATCGCGTTGCCACTTTTTAAAAGAATAATAGTCTGGGAAGGACCTTTCAAAAATCAAAAGCTCGGTTTGGCTCTTAGGGTTCCATCCACTACCAGCGCTACGCCAGCCCTGTGTTGCTTCGTTAACCTGCTTCATATAGGACTTTTTAATTCCATTAACCTGAAGTCTGTATGTGATATTTTGCTTATCTTTGCCCGGAGAGATCCAAGCATTTGCAGTCGGTTCCATGATATTGCCTCCTAGTGAGAAAAAATTCGTACTACCACCTTAACAATATCTAGTGTCATTGTCAAGCAAAATATCTTTACTTAGTAAATATTTCTCTAAAAAGCTCTTCAGCCAATGAATCAATCTGTTCGTCACTAAGCTCATCCTGCTCTCTTACATCTTTAAAATTTTCAACAAACTTGTGATGATATGCCTCTTCTAGCTTGGACTCTTTTATAAGTTTTTTTATTTCATTAATGCTGATTTTCATTTTAAGCTCCTATGAGGGGTTTGCGCTACATTAGTAAATAGTATTGTATCTTCTCGTAAACAAAAAAACACCCTTAACTTTTTAAGGCTAAGGGTGTTTTATAAAAACATCATTTAAACAACTTTTTCACAAGGCTAAAGCCACGATTATTATCGTCGGCTTCGTCCGCTTCGATTGGCTTGTGCTCGGGCACGCCGCATGACATTCTCAACGAGTCGCTTGGCAGTCTTACGGTTCTTGAGGGCTTCCATCATCTTTTTCATGGCGGCTTCCTCATCTTCGCCGTCTTTCTTGTCCATAGCTTCCATTTTTCGACCTTTCATGGCGGCTTCCTCATCGTCAGCCTCATCTTCGCCACCCTCTTCGGCTGGCTCTGCTTCTACTTCCATGTCAGTCGCGGACTCAATAGCATCTACAATCGCATCTACTACTGCCTCTACTTCAGGAGCGTCGCCCTCAGCCTTCTCTTCCTCTTCAGAAAGTTGGTCTTGTGCGCCGGGACCGATAGCCTTGTCAGGATCTTGAGAGACATTGCCCTCCATCTCCTCGCGCATACGGAAAGCCTCGCGGATAGCTCCTCGAATAGTCTCCTGCAAATCAGCCATTCCAGCTTCATCATCAGCAGGAGCGGGGTCAGCATCCATCGCAGGCTCATCGGCAGGAGCAGCGTCATCAGCGGGGGCTGCATCGCCACCAGCCTCAACGTCTACGGACACCTCGGGGACAGCAGTTTCAATCGCGTCTGCAATAGCGGTAACGATGTCCTCTACCTTGGCTTCCATGTCGCCAGCAGGTGCAGCATCAGCAGCGGGTGCTGCTGCGTCCATGCCCATCTCTTCCTCTTCGGAAAGCTGATCTTGGGCACCGGGACCGATAGCCTTGTCAGGGTCCTGCGAAACATTTCCCTCCATCTCCTCGTGGAGACGGCTTCGGTATTGAGAAAGACCGGGCTGCTCCCAGTACTGCTCTCTAGTATTATTATTGTATCCCATATCCTTTCGGAAATTGGTGGAGTGGCTCTCTAGTCCAGAGAGTTTCATAAATTTCTTAACTGTTGCTTCACTTAAAAGGTGAGGCTTGTTGTTGTTTCCTCGTCGTGCCATCTTGATGTATCTCCTTGTGTTGATCAAGTAAATAATGTTTTAGCTTTTTAAACATTTGGACGTAGGCGTCCAGTCACTAATAAATAGTTGCTTATTCCCAAAAAAGCAGTTTCTTGTTGTTATTTCAATGTTGGTCAAAAATGTTTTCAAAATGCCTTTTTGTTAGCTTAGATAGTTTTTGTAATGCGCGGTCCTGATTTTGCTTAACGCGAACAAAACTAATATTTAAACGCTTTGCTGTTTCGTGCAAAGTTAATGGACCTCTGTCGTTGGCGCAGATTATAGAACAATTTAAATCATCTGGATAGTCCATCCAATGACGACAGTCTTTCATGTCGCATTCCACATTGTTTTCAGAATGTACATCAAAACACTTTCTCTGCGTTAATTCATTTTCATCGTCTATCATAATTCTGGGAACTCCTTTTCAACTAAGTCATATAATTCACTTAACTCCCCGTCATTCAAGGCGAAAGACCTGTTCATAGCATCGCGCTCTTCTATGTCTTTTTCAATTCTTCTTTTATTATGTTTGCTCTGTTTGCCAACACTCTCTTTGTAATTTTGAATGTATTCTATTATCAATTTGTCTTGACGAACATAGCCATCCATCACTGCCCTGAAAAAAGCGGTTTGTGTTAGATTGTCGTAGCCTAAACGAATCTTAAACTCAGCATGGTTGTTGCCGGGAATCTTTATGATGACTCGTTTTTCTTTTTGCTCTACGCTCAATTTACCCTCTCGCTAGAATGTGTGTGTAACTCTCTCTACTTCCTGCTGTCGTTTGTCTAACGAAACGAGATCTTGCACGGAAGTCATTAAGCTGTCGAGCCCCTGAATAAGATAAGCCGCTGCAAATACCGCCACGGATATCTTTAAGCACCGCCTCAACAGGACCTTTATATGGTATGGTAGTAGAGACTCCCTCTGGCGTGGAAGATTTACCCCTCCAGTCAGTCTGGGCATTTCTCGATGCCATTCCGCGATATACTTTGTATTTCTTTTTGTCTTGTCCAATGAATGTGTCCCCCGGCGAGGCGTTTGTCCCCGCTAGCATTGACCCAACCATTACAAAATCTGCTCCAGCGGCTAAGGCTTTGACCATATCTCCTGTGGTCTTAATCCCGCCATCGGCAATAATAGAAACATCCGAATGTTCAGTCTGTGAACAGTCCAAGACGCTTTGTAAGGTTGGAATCCCATGACCACTAACTAGTCGGGTGGAACAAATTGACCCTCCTCCAATTCCAACTCTTACAGAATTTGCCCCCCAAGAGGCTAAAGCATCAAAACCCTCAAGGGTTGCGACGTTTCCAGCCATAATGTGAACATCATCTCCAAACTTGTCTTTTAGAAATTTTAATGTTTTTTCCATCATCGAGTGATGCCCATGGGCTACATCAACACAAACAACATTAGCGCCAGATTTTACAACTGCCTCGGTTCGCTCAAGACAGTCGGTGCCCATACCCACGGCTGCGCCAATATTCCTAACGCCAGCATAATATGCACGACTAACAATGGCACACTGACCCTCGATAGTATTATACCTATGCACAATGCCGAGTCCGCCCGCTTGAGAAATCTCTATCGCCATCTTGTCTTCAGTAACTGTATCCATTGGGCTAGAGATAACTGGCAATCCTAGTTCGATGTCGCCAAGCGTGCATGATAAACTGACTTGAGAACGGCTCTCAATGTCGCTGTATTGGGGAACCAGAAGAACATCATCAAACGAGACTGTTTCTTTAAACTTTGTGACAACATCTCCGAACTTATCGATAATCATGCTCCGCCCCCGAGCTTCAGAACAACCTGCTGTAGATGATACAGTGCTTTATTCAGTTCTGATAGGACATCTGGAGTTATCATCATTCCTGATGGTTGCTTTTGTTCAAGCTGTGACTCCTGTGAATCATCTTGGCGTTTGTGCTCTGGGTCTGTATTCGCCTGCGTGTCCTTGTAAACTTGACTAACCTTTTTCATTCTTGTTTCTCTTACTTGTTTTGGTGGTATTGTTCGCGTTATATCATTATAATCATATGATGACATCGTTTACTCCTTTACTATTAAAATCCCGAGGGCATGTCATTTAGAGGGTGCGGCAACGGTTCCTCAGTATTAGTAGAAAAAGAAAGCTCTTGCTGTGCAGAGGGAACTAAGTACGAAGTGTTGCCGGTAGAGCCAAGCGCACCGTCCTCTCGTTCCGATATACAAATCGAATCTTCATAAAGCTCATCTTCCTCTGCCTCGAAAGCTCTGAAGTGTACAACCGGAACCATAACAACTTGTGCTATTTTGTCTCCAGATTCGATTGTCTGAACTTCATTGCCAATGTTGTGCAAGTCAATAAAGACCTCACCAGCATAGCCTGAGTCGACACAGTGAGCACCCACAATTAAGTTCCTTTTAGCAGCCATGGATGATCTGTTCATTACCTGTAGCATGTAGCCGTGCGGGATACCAAATTTAAGACCTGTCGGCAATAAAGAATTATCACCCGGATGAAGCTCAACGAAATCATC